CATTACCAGCTACAGTAGTAACAGTGGCTGGATATTTAGTAACTGCAGGAACAGTAGCAGCTACTTTATCCCAATTAACAGTAGAAGATTACAAGGATTTAGAAACAGTAATAACTAAAAAAAAGAAAAATGGCAAAGAAAGTAAAAGCCCCAGTGGAAATTAATGCTGAAGTAAAGGTAAAGAAAACCAGAGTAAGTGTTAAGAAAAAAGACAAGAAATTAGATGTAGTAGTAGACACACCTAATACAGATGTTGAAGTACATGCAAATGAAGAAGAAAAGAAGTTTGTACTTGACTCTAAAAAATTAGATGTAGAAGTTACTAAAACAAAAGAAGGTACTACAGTTAAAGTAGAAGCTCAAACTCCAGTGTTAAAAAGAGTTGGTAAGTGGGTTGCTCACATGATGACTAAAAAATTTAACCGTAAGTAACAATGACTGTTTTAAAGAAAGGAAGTAGGGGCCCAGCAGTGGTCACTCTTCAGGAATTTTTAAAACTTACAGCTGATGGTATTTTTGGTCCTAAAACAGAATCTGCAGTAAAAGCATATCAAAAGAAAAATGGTTTAGTAGCAGATGGAATTGTGGGTCCAAAAACTTGGGCTCATATGGGTATCCTAAATACAGACAATGCTGAGAATCTAGAAGTAGAAAAAGCATTAGAGATCAAGAAACACTACATGCCAGTAGGAACATACTTCCCTGGACCAGTTAAAAAGCAATGGTTATTTTTACATCACACAGCCGGAGGACCTAATCCTTATCAAGTAGCTGATATGTGGGCAAGAGATGACAGAGGTAATGTAGCCACTGAATATATCTTAGGAGGACAATCTGTAGACAACAAATCTAAACAATATGATGGAGAACTAATACAATGTTTTCCTGAAGGAGGTTATGGATGGCACACAGGTACAGGTAACTCTGTTATGCATAGAAACTCTGTAGGTATAGAAGTATGTTGTATGGGTCAGATTGTTAATGGAAAGACTTATGTAAATACTTCTGCTGATCCAGCTCAAGTAATTAAGTTAGCTAAGCCATTCCGCGGATTTCAATTCTGGCATAACTATTCAGAAGCACAGTTAACCAATCTTAAAAACTGGATTCTTTTTATAGCAGAGAAATATGATATTGATCCTAGAGTAGGTTTAGTAGAATATGTAAAAGCTAAAGGAGCTGATGGATTTGATGTACTAGATCTAGATAGAGCTAATAAAACTCCGGGGATGTATTCACATACTAATGTTATCAGAGGTAAAGTAGACATGTATCCTCACCCAGATTTAATTGATATGTTATTAAGCTTATAGTATGAAACTAAGGAATAACTGGAGTAACTCAAGAAGACAGTGGGATAAGGTGATGATAAGATTGAGACTATCTAGTTTGGACTTATTCTCATTAGAGATAGACATAGCAAGAGAATTTTACTTGCTTACTATTCTAAACTTTACAATCAAGAATAGATAATAACATACTAACTACTATAATCCAGGTACTTTGTATGCCTGGATTTTTTTGTTTAAACATATCTAGTTTAAACTTTTATTGTATATTTGTCTAAACATATAAAATATATAAAATGGAAAACCAACATTTTGAGGAGGAACTAACTCCTGAGCAACTAGCTGAAAAAAAGGCAGATATGCTAAATTTTTACACTGATTCTATTCCTTATCTTGATGCTCAACTGCTTTATGAACAAAAACTTTTAGCTATTGATGAAGCAAGGTTTAAAAGAATGAGTCTTCAGATGCAGTATGCTATGATGATGAATGAAGCTAAAAATGCTGAGAATGAAGAAGAAAAGGAAAGAGAAGATCTTATTCAACATGAGGTACCTGCACCAAAAGAAAGAAAGCTTAAGAAAGACTAATCATGGCTTTAGTTAATCAGGTACAGAAAAGAGTAATGATGTCTAAAAAAGATGTCATTAAGTTTCAGATTTTAACTCATTGTTATATTAACCGTATAACAATGAGTGAATCTGATTTAGATTGTTTAACTCTGTTGTCATTACTTGGTCCAATTGAACTTACCCATTTTTGTTATGAAGCATCTGATGAACATAAGATATTTAAATCAGAACAGACAGTTAGAAACTGCATAAACAAATGTGAAAAAAACAATCTGGTTTCAAAAGATCCTGCAAATAAAAAGATTGTGTTTGTTAATCCAGATTTAAAAGTTCAGATAAATGGTGATATTTTATTGGATTTTAAATTTTTAGGTAGATGATCCCGTATAAATCTAAAGCTTTATATAAAGAAGTAGCAGAAGAACTTAACATACCTATTAATTTAGTTGAAGATATAATAGAGTACTACTATAAAGAAATAAAAAGTAATATAACAGGTTTAAAACATTTAAGAATAAATGTTGAAGGTTTGGGTCAGTTTGTTATAAAGGAAAATTTTGTAAAAAAAACAATTCCTAAATATAAAAAAATATTATCTAACCATGATACTTCTACATTTAATGCATATCATAATAAAATTATGCTTGAAAAAAAATTAATAGCTTTAGAAAACATAGAAAAACAACTTGCTAAACTTGAATTAAAAAAACAAAAGATTACTAATAAAAAAGAAAATTATAAGCTAAATAATAATGAAACATGAAGAATACACTAAAACTAATCTGGGACAACCGGAAGCAGATAATTGAGGGTATAACTAACTCAGTTATCAGAGATGAGACAGTAGAAGAGATAGCAAGATTAAGATTCTCTATCTGTGATGAGTGTGAACACAAAGGTAGAAAGTGTGCTGTTAAAGGCACAGCTCCATGCTGTAATGAGTGTGGATGTTCTCTTAACTTTAAAACAAGATCCTTATCATCAGAATGTCCATTAGGTAAATGGGATGCTATTGCTACTGAAGATGAAGAAGATGCATTAGACAACCTTAAAGATTAAACTTATGAATGTACCTATTCCAAATGTATATCATCCAGCTGGAACTTTAGTTAATGATGGCAGCCAAGTAATTAATACTATACCAGGTAGCACAACTGGTAACGGTTTATTTTCTCAAATAAATACTGGACCATACAGTGATCCATGGAACCCTATACATCTAATAGAAGAAAGACTTAGGAAACTAGAAACAGAGAATAAGTTCTTAAGACTAAAGATTCTTTCAATAGAAGGTAAGTTTACTCAGGAAGAAGTAACTAATATCCGGAAGATGTTGATCTCTGAAGATGAAGCATCAAGAACATTAGCTGAATCAATAATAGACAATGCATAACTGGGAACATTTTCAAACAGATGGTATGGCTGCTCAGGGTCCTAACATTATGTATAGTACAGACACTGATGATAAACTTGCACATTACATGTCTATAGAAAATTCTGTAGGCTTTGTAGAGTGGATGGAGAGCAGAGGTAAAGTAGATTCTGAGACAGCAAAAAGTTTGATAACTATGTTGAGGTCAGAAGACATAGATAATTTTAACATAGCAATACTTGCTATAGAACAATTAAAGAAATGAGTATAGTATTTAATGCAGCAGATCATAGCTATAAAAGCTTAAGTTCAGAAGAAAACATTAGCTGGACTAGTGTTACATCTGTAGTATCAGCTTTTAAAAAACCTTTTGATGCAAAGAAAACTGCAGAGAAAGTAAGCAAAAATAAAAAGTCAAAATGGTTTGGCATTGATCCGGTATTAATACAACAGATATGGACTAATGAAGCAGACAGATCTACTACCTTAGGTACATGGTACCATAACCAAAGAGAAGATGACTTATGCTCTTTAGCTTCAATAGAAAGGGAAGGAGTTACTGTACCTGTATTTAAACCATCTGGTGAGAATAATGGTATAAGAGTAGCACCAAATCAAAAACTAGAACCAGGCGTGTATCCAGAACATATGGTCTATCTTAAGTCAGCAGGCTTATGTGGCCAATCAGATTTAGTTGAAGTAGTCAATGGTAAAGTAAATATCACTGACTACAAGACTAATAAGAAGATAGATATGGAATCTTATGTAAACTGGGAGGGTATTCCAGATAAAATGCTACCACCAGTAGATAGCTTAGATGACTGCCATTTCTATCATTATGCTTTACAATTGAGTATTTATATGTATATTATATTAAAGCATAATCCTAAGCTAAAACCTGGAAGAATATTTATACATCATGTTATATTTGAAGTAGAGGCTGAAGATAACTGGGGATACCCTGTAACTAAGAAAGATGAGAATGGAGACCCTGTTATAAAAGAAGTAAAAGCAATTGCAGTACCTTATTTAGTAGATGAAGTGCAGGCTATTATTCACTACATGAAAGATAACCCAATTAAAAAGAAATAATGATAGTTAAGCTATTTGAAATACAAAATAATGTAGTAATACCAACTGAGCACTGTTATACCTTAAAGGCACTTAAAGATATTATGGATGATTATCCAGAAGATTACCTTAAGATATATCAGTATCTGTTCTACATGACATGTCCTAACCCAGATATGAATCCATTCTTCTATACACCAGATATAGACAAAGAGAATTTAATCATGCAGCAGATAGAAGGTGAGTTCTCAACAGAAGATGATGCTGTATTTACTGCGCTTAAATTCTGTGAAAGAATGTATGAAACACCAACATCCAGAGCATATAAAGGTATTGCATCCATGTTAGATAGATTAGCAAGATATATGGAAGTAACTACTATCACTGCAGGTAGAGATGGTAATATAAACTCTCTCATTAGTGCAGCTAAAAACTATGAAGCCATTAGACAGTCTTTCAAAGGAGCCTATAAAGATCTTCAAGAAGAACAGCAAAGTAAAGTAAGAGGTGGACAAGGACTAGCATATGACATGTAATGAGTGAAATTTATCAAGATATACCAACCTATGACAACGGAAACTGGACAACCACAAGTTTTGAATCCAGAGAAGAGTTCAGCAACTTTATCTTTGGAGTATTTAAAGAACCAGGTAAGTACAACTTCAATGAAACTACCAATAGAGTTTTCATATCTGAGTCACTTAAATTCAAAAAAGATGGAGTATATACTACAGCTCCATTCAAATCAAAAGACTATATAGCTTATTGGGATGACCAGAAAGCTAAATGCCGCAAGGGTGTAATAGTTAAAGATAAAGATAACACATGGTTTGTAGCTAGAGAATACTACATGTGGTTAAACTTCTTACCCATCTTTGACAAAGAGATACAACAGTTTGGCTTTGCTAAAATCAGGGATGCTCAGTATCATATGGCTTTATATGAGTTGTTAGCAGAACTTAATTACAAACACTCAGCTATCTTAAAGAAAAGGCAGATAGCATCTTCTTACTATCACATGGGTAAGTTTATAAATCAGCAATGGTTTGAGGCCGGGGTTACTCTCAAGATGGGAGCTAGTCTTAAAGACTATATTAATGAGAAAGGATCCTGGAAGTTTTTACAAGAATATGCTGCATTCTTAAATGAACACACAGCATGGTATAGACCTATGTCTCCGGACAAAGTAATGATGTGGCAACAGAAGATTGAAGTAAGAAAAGGAGATAGAAAAACAGAAGTTGGTCTTAAAGGTACTATACAAGGTATGTCATTTGAGAAAGATCCAACAAATGGTGTAGGGGGTCCAGTTAAATACTTCTTTCATGAAGAGGCTGGGATTGCCCCTAAGATGGATCAGACATATGAGTACATGCGCCCGGCCATGAGGTCTGGACTTATCACTACAGGAATGTTTATAGCTGCAGGATCTGTGGGTGATCTATCACAGTGTAATCCACTTAGAGATATGATCCTTAATCCATTATCTAAAGATGTATATGCAGTAGAAACTAATCTTATAGATGATAAAGGCACTCAAGGTATGTCAGGTTTATTTATTCCTGAACAGTGGTCTATGCCTCCTCATATAGATACTTATGGTAATTCACTTGTAGAAGATGCATTAAAAGCATTAGATGAGCAGTTTGATAAATGGAAGAAAGAACTAAACCCGGAAGACTACCAGCTTAGGATATCTCAGCATCCAAGAAACATTAAAGAAGCATTTGATCATAGAACAGTATCTGTATTTCCTACCCACTTACTTGCAGCACAAGAAAGAAGAATAGAAGAAAAAACCTATGGATATGAGTTCTTAGATATTAGCACAGATGAGAATGGTAAACCTGTAGTTATGCCTACAAATAAAAGACCTATATCTGAGTTCCCAATATCTAAAAAGACAGAAGATAAAACAGGAGTATTGGTAGTATGGGAAAGACCGGTTAAAGATGCAGAGTTTGCTAAAACATATTATGCATCTATTGACCCGGTGTCTGAAGGAAAGACAACTACCTCAGAATCACTATGTTCAATATATGTAATGAAAGCTCCAATTCAAGTAACTAAGGTTACTGGTGTTGAAACAGAGACATATATAGAACAGGGTAAAATAGTGGCTGCATGGTGTGGTAGATTTGATGATATAAATAAAACTCATCAAAAGCTAGAGTTAATTATAGAATGGTACAATGCCTGGACACTTATAGAGAATAACATATCTCTATTTATTCAGTACATGATATCCAGAAAAAAACAAAAGTACCTAGTACCTAAAGGTCAGATTATGTTTCTAAAAGATCTTGGATCCAATGCTAATGTATTTCAGGAGTATGGTTGGAAAAATACAGGTACTCTTTTTAAGGCACACCTTCTTAGTTATGCTATAGAATATTGTAAAGAGGAAATAGATGTGGAAACAAAACCAGATGGTACAATAGTAAGAACAAAATATGGTATAGAAAGACTTCCTGATCCTATGCTAATTAAAGAAATGAGAGAATATGCAGATGGAGTCAATGTGGATAGACTGGTTTCCTTTGCTGCTCTTGTTGCATTTATGAGAATACAGGAAGCAAATAAAGGTTATCCAAAAATAACAATCATGGATGATGTGGCCAAAAACTTGCAAAAGTCAGAAAATTTGTTTAAATTAAATAGAAGTCCATTTAGACACATGGGGGGTTCTGGTAATTCATTAAGCAAAGGAATTACAAGATCTCCTTTTAAAAATATTAAATAGGTACTATGAAGATAATAAATGCCTTACAAGCAAAAGGAGGAGCAACAACAGAAAATAACAGAATGGGTAGCATCACCCAACCGTTACAGTTTATTCCTAAAAAAGAAAAAGATGAAAAATGGGCAGCTTGGAATTTAGATTGGTTAGAGTGGCAAGGACTAAAACAAATCCGGAGAAATGCCAGAAGACTAATGAAAAATTACAAACTGGCAAAAGGTATCATAGATAAGTCTGATTATATAGTAGAAGAGAATAATGATTATAGAGATATTGTAGAAATATTAACTAAAGAAGATATCTCAGCATTAGAGTTAAAATTTTATCCAATTATACCAAATGTTATTAATGTTTTAGTAGCTGAGTTTGCAAAAAGATCTACTAAACTTACATATAGAGCAGTAGATGAATTTTCATATAATGAATTGCTTGAGCAAAAAAGACAAATGGTTGAGGATGTTCTAATTCAAGATGCAAAACTAAAAGTTGCATCAGCTCTCATGGATAAAGGGCTTCAACCAGATTCAGAAGAGTTTCAACAAGAAACTTCTCCAGAAAAACTTAAATCACTTCCTGAGATTGAAATGTATTTTAGAAAAGATTACAGATCAATGGTAGAAGAATGGGCAACACATCAGCATAAAGTTGATGTTGAAAGATTTAGAATGGATGAGCTTGAAGAAAGAGGTTTTAGAGATATGCTCATTACAGACCGTGAGTTCTGGCATTTCCGTATGATGGAGGATGATTATGAAGTAGAACTCTGGAATCCAGCTATTTCATTCTATCACAAGTCTCCAGATGCAAGATATATATCACAAGCAAACTGGGCAGGTAAAACAGATATGATGACACCAGCCGATGTTATTGATAGATATGGATATTTAATGGATGAAGAACAACTTAGAGCTTTAGAAGCAGTTTATCCAATTAGATCTGCCGGTTATACTATTGGTGGTTTGCAAAATGATGGTTCTTTCTATGATGGAACCAAGTCTCATGATTGGAATACCAATATGCCATCTCTTGCATACAGACAATATACTACTGCTATGGGTGGTGCTGTATTAGAAGGCGGAGATATTATAACACAAATACTTTCTGAAGGAGAAGATTATTATGATCAAGGTACTGCATATTTATTAAGAGTATCTACCATATATTGGAAGTCACAAAGGAAAATTGGACATTTAATTAGTATAGATGATAATGGACAAGTAGAGATGGATATTGTAGATGAAGACTATGTATCTTCTACAAAACCAATTTATGACACTAGATTATTAAAAAATAAAACCAAGGATAACTTAGTTTATGGAGAACATATAGATTGGATATGGATTAATGAAGTATGGGGTGGTGTAAAAATAGGACCAAATATTCCATCTTTCTGGGGTATGAATAATCCTGGAGGATTTACTCCTATGTATATTGGTGTTGATAAACCTAAAATAGGACCATTAAGATTTCAATTTAAAGGTGACAATTCATTATATGGTTGCAAACTTCCTGTGGAGGGCGCAGTTTTTTCAGACAGAAATACCAAATCCACAGCACTTATTGACTTAATGAAGCCATACCAGATTGGTTATAATATAGTTAATAATCAGATAGCAGATATCTTAGTAGATGAGCTTGGTACTATAATCATGCTTGACCAGAACACTTTACCAAGACACTCATTAGGAGAAGATTGGGGTAAGGGTAACTATGCTAAGGCTTATGTAGCAATGAAAAATTTCCAGATGTTACCTCTAGATACATCTATTACAAATACTGAGAATGCATTAAACTTCCAACATTTCCAAAAATTAGATCTATCTCAGACAGAGAGATTAATGTCTAGGATACAGTTAGCTAATCACTTTAAGCAACAAGCTTATGAAGTAATAGGTGTAACTCCACAAAGAATGGGACAGCAGATTGCACAAATGACAGCAACAGGTATTGAACAAGCGGCAGCTGCATCATATGCTCAAACTGAAATGTTCTTTGTTCAACACTGTGATTACTTAATGCCAAGAGTTCATCAAATGCGTACAGATCTAGCTCAGTATTATCATGCAACAAAACCATCAACTAGATTAAGTTATATAACTACTGCTGATGAAAAGGTAAACTTTGAAATAAATGGTACTGACCTTTTAATGAGGGATCTTAATATCTTCTGTAGTACAACTGCTAACCATAGAGCTGTTTTAGAGCAACTTAAACAAATGGCTATGCAGAATAATACTACAGGAGCTAGTATCTATGATCTTGGTAAAATTGTTCAATCTGATTCTATTGCAGAACTTAACAATGCTCTTAAAGCTTCTGAACAAAAACAAGAACAACAAAAACAACAAGAACAACAACAACAACAACAAATGCAACAAGAACAACTTCAAAAACAACAAGAGATTGAGAAAATGAAGCTTGATGCTACTGCTGCAGAAAAAGAAAAAGATAGACAGACTGAAATACTTATAGCAGAAATTAGAGCTGCTGGTTATGGTTCAATGGCTGATGTTAATAAAAATGAAATCTCTGACTATCAAGATGCTATGAGAGATATTAGACAAAGTGATCAATACATGGCTCAAAATCAACTTCAAAGAGATAAAGAAGCTACTAGAACTATGTTAGATAGAGATAAGAATGCAATTGAAAGAGAAAAGTTACAAGTACAAAGAGAGATAGCAGATAAGCAGTTACAAGTAGCTAGAGAGAATAAAAATAAATATGATAAAGGCGGTTCAGTGAAAAATAAAAAGTAGTATAGCTATATAGTGCAGAAAAAGTTTTGCTAATTTTTAAATTTATCAAGTTTATTTTGTATATTGAAGTATAACATAAAAAACCAACACTTATGGAAGACACAACTAAAACTGGGGAAACCCAGACATTAGACACTACAACGGTAGGTCAAGTAGATGTAAATATTGATCAGATCTTTGGAATACCAGGAGCAGATAATGTAATGTTACCTGATTCTGATAATGAAGATGACAAACCAAAGTCTATGTTCTCTAAAGAAAATATAGACACCACGTTCCTTGACAACTCAACTGCTACTCCAAAAGAAAAGGAGGAAACAGCTGAAAAGAAAGCAGAAGTTGAAGAAACTATTGCTGAGCTTGATGGCTTAATTGCACAAGAAGAAGAAGCTGGTAATAAAGGAAGACCTAAAGTAGACAAGTCAGGTCTTGCTGAACTGGCAACTAAAATGATTGAAGAAGGTACATTAATTCCATTTGATGATGATAAACCATTAGAAGAATATACTACTAAAGACTTCAGAGAGTTATTTGAGGCTAACTTCCAAGAAAGAGAAGAAAAAGTAAGAAATAATGTACCTAAAGAATTCTTTAATTCACTTCCTGAAGAACTACAGTATGCAGCTAAATATGTAGCTGATGGTGGTCAAGATCTTAAAGGTCTTTTCAGAACTCTTGCCCAAGTAGAAGAAATGAGACAACTTGATCCATCTGATGAATATGATCAAGCTGAAATTGCAAGACAGTATCTTTATGCTACTAACTTTGGAACCACTGAAGAAATAGAAGCAGAAATTCAGGATTGGATGGATATGGATAAGCTAGAACAAAAAGCTAATCAATTCAAACCAAAGTTAGATAGAATGCAAGAAGAAATTATTGCAAGACAATTAGCAGAGCAAGAAGACAGAAAAGAACAACAGCAAGCAGCAGCAAAAGCTTATACCGATAATGTATATAATACTCTAGCTGCAGGTGATATTGGAGGAATTAAACTTGATAAAAAAACACAAGGTTTACTTTATTCAGGATTAGTTCAACCTAACTACCCTTCAATTTCTGGTAAACCTACAAACTTACTTGGACATCTACTAGAGAAGTATCAGTTTGTAGAACCAAGACATGATCTTATTGCTGAAGCACTTTGGTTACTTGCTGATCCAAATGGATATAAAAATAGAGTAAGAGAACAAGGTGGAAAAGCAGCTACAGAAAAAGTAGTAAGACAATTGAAAACAGAAGAGGCTAGAAGAAGTACAGCATCTACTCAGTATGAAGAACCTGAGAGAAGAAATACAACTACTAGAGCTCCACAAAAAACCATCTCAAGAGCTAATATGTTCAAGAGATTTTAATTAGTAACAAATAAAAACAAATAAAAATGGCAACTCCAGTTTTAAACAATGGTATATTTCTACGAGATACCGCGTACAATGCTACGTCACATGTAGACTCTTACCACTTGGTTAACATGTTGAAGGATGCAGAACCAATGGACTTAGGTCCAGTAGACCTATGGGCTATGGCTCAGAAGGTGGAAATGCCTCTTTACCAAATGTCTAGCTTTGGTGGTAAAAATGTAATTATGGTTGATAATGCTCGTGGTGAGTATAAGTGGCAGACTCCAGTGTCTGTAGACTTACCTTACATCCTTGAGGATATTGAGCCAGAAAACAACTTTAAAGGTATTGAAGGAACAACCTTCCGTATCAAGCTTAACAGACGTGAGTTTGGACATGGTGATATCATCACTTATGACAAATATAACGGAGTTGAGATGTACATTACTGCTGAAGATATCCTTCCATTAGGAGATGGATACATCTATACAGTACAGTTGGTAAACAATGACAACTTTAAATACTTGGATAACAAGTACTTGGCTAATGGTACTAAAGTTTTCCGTAAAGGTTCTGCCCGTGGAGAATATGGTGAAAGATTTTCAGATATCACAACAAGAACAGGATTCCGTGAATTCTATAACTTTGTTGGTGGTGCTGAAGCTCACGTACATTATTCTATCTCTAGCCGTGCTGACTTGATGATCAAAGGTGGTATGAATGCAGATGGTACAGTTCCTGTAACTGAGATCTGGAGAACATTTGACAAATCTGTTGATCCATCAATCACTTCTTTGGAAGACATGGTTAAAGTTCTTGGAAAAGATAAAGTTAAAAAAGCATTTGATAACGGAGACTTATCACGTACTTTCTTAACTACAATGGAAGCTGCTCACTTAACTAAAATTGCTTCTGATATTGAGACTTACTTAATGTGGGGACAAGGAGGTAGAGTGCGTCAAGATGGTCCAGATGATCTAAGATTATCTGTGGGTCTTTGGAAGCAGTTGGATAACTCATTCAAAAGAGTATACAACAAAAATAACTTTACATTAGATTTATTCCGTGGAGAGATCTACAACTTCTTCAATGGTAAAGTTGAATTCCAAGGTCCAGATCCTAAGCGTTCACTAGTAGTACAAACTGGTATGGGTGGAATGAGAATGGTAAATGAAGCTATCAAGCGTGAGGCTGTATCTTCAGGTTTACTTATTCAGGCTGCTGATATTGGTGCAATCACTGGTAAAGGTATGGACTTGAACTTTGGATTTGCTTATACTTCATATGTAATTCCATTCTTGGCAAATGTTAAGTTTGTTCTTAATCCAG